TATTGATTTAGAAACACCATTAGATACTAAACAACCTAATGATATATTAAATATTGATTTAGAAACACCATTAGATACTAAACAACCTAATGATATATTAAATATTGATTTAGAAACACCATTAGAATCTGAACAACCTAATGATATATTAAATATTGATTTAGAAACACCATTAGAATCTGAACAATCTAATGATATATTAAATATTGATTTAGAAACACCATTAGAATCTGAACAATCTAATGATATATTAAATATTGATTTAAAAACACCATTAGAATCTGAACAATCTAATGATATATTAAATATTGATTTAAAAACACCATTAGAATCTGAACAATGCGATGATATAGATTTAATATTACAAAAGATTATACCAAATACAATTAAATTAGATTTACCAACTGAATCAGAATCAGAAACATTAACATTTTTTTTATATAACATGTTATCTGAAGAAGATAACAAAAATATTTATTCATATTCATTATTAGATCATATATTATTTAATGATGATCAAAAATTATCAATTGATTTTTTTAAGAATTATTAATCATATAATTTCATTTTTGGGATATCAATTAAATCTGTAATAACATATATATCATTTTCCAATAATATATAATTATTATTTTCGTCTTTTTCAATTTTACCTATAGGATATTCTAATTCATAATCATATATAGTACCAGTTTCTTCATAGAACCAACAATTAATTTCATTAGAGTATGAATGTTCATCTAATTTTTTAACTGCTTTAATCTTTCTAACTTTAATTTTAATTCTATTTGATTCTTTACAGTTTGAACCATTATCAGCTTTTTGATCATATTCTATTTTACGTTGATATGCTTGACCAACAGGTTTTTCAAATAATGAATCTTCATTAAATTGAAAACACTTGTATTTTGATCCCATCATATTATGGTTTTTAAATAATTCACAATCAACTGCAACTTCTTTAACAGCTTCAATAAAAGATGATAATAAATTATTTTTTTTTCTTGAGATATTTTCTAATTTTTCATCAGTTGTTTCTTGTTTATTGTGTCTGATCATTTTATATCTAAAAACATCAACTTTACGTTCTTCCAATGGTAAATCTTTATGTTGACAAAAACGTAAAGCTCTTCCTATAACTTGTTCAATTCTTACTTCATTCCAATAAGGTTCTAAAATATGCACTTGTCTAACATTATTCAAGTTAATACCTTCAGCACCTGCTGGTGAAATCATAATTATTTTACAATGTTTTCCATACTTGTTTTCAGATTTATTAAAAATTTCTTTATTAATTCTTCTTATATCCTTCACTATTCCACCATGAAATTCACAATATCGTAATCCATCTTTTGATAATTTTTTAGTATCTAGATTAGATTTATTAAATTCTTTATCTTCATCCATACTAACAAAACCTAAAAAATTAATATAAACTTTAAATAATTGTAAACCTTCCATTTCAACATAATTAGAATAAAGTAATACAGTACCTTTTGTTAATAATATATTAAATATAATTCTTACAAATTTTGGTGAATAAGTATACATTGTTTTCAATAGTTCACTTTTCTTTTTTTCTTTTTCATAGAATTCAACAAAATCATTATATTCATAAAATTTTTTAATATCATCTTGAATTGTATAATTATTTACTTTATCTTTTCGTAATAATTCTTTTAATAAATCAATAAATGAATTAACAAATATTCTAATTGTTTTTAAATATTCTAATACATTCACATTCTTTTTAATTAAACTATTTTTCTTTTCTAAATTTTTTCCTTCATCTATAATATTTGCTTCAGATTCTTTAATTTTAAATTTAGAAGGTCTTGGTCTTTTTTCACCATTAATTTCTTCTGAAATAATTGGAAAAACAAAATTACATGCTTGACGAGTATATGATGAGTATGTTGACATTTGATCACCAACTTTACCTCTTGACATTTTTAACATTATTTTTTCTTTATCTTTTTCTATTTTTTCAAAATAATCATATACTTCTTGATGATATTTTTCCATTGGAATATTAACATAATGAACTGTTTTTTGTGCAAATTTATCTGGGGTTGCACCAATATAATATGATACTAAACCCATTATTCTTCTTTGAAACATATTTTTTGTATTTTCATTTAATGATGCAAAATTTGTTGATGAAATAAAAATCTGTTCAAAAATACTTTCTGAAGTTGGAAAAGTTTCAGGACGTAATAAATTAAATATTAATGCAAATTCAAATGGATTATTAACAACTGGTGTTGCAGATAATAACATTATTCTAGTATTTATATTTTCTTTCTTTTCTTGTTGTATATAATCATAAATAATTTGTGCTCTTTTTCCATTTTTACTTGATATGTTATTATAAACGTTATTAATAAATTTGTGTGCTTCATCAATTATAAATACAGATGTTTTACTTGAATCTGCTTTTTTTACTTTATCTATAAAATCACGATCTGCAAAAGGAGAATCATAATGTACAAATATAATATTAGAGAATCGTTGTTCATAATCTGTATTTTTCATCCATCTTTTAATATCTTTCAACCAAGGATCATCATGTAATGATGCTGGGATTAATAAAAATATATTCCATTTTGGCGTATAATTAAAAAGAATATTATACACATTAATTGCAGTATTTGTTTTTCCTGCACCAACACCATGATATATTAGAATATCTTTGAATGGTGATTGATAATTAAGATATTGACCTACAAATTCCTGGTATTTTGTTAATCCTTCTTTACTTTTTTCATTACATGGGTCGTCACCTTCTTTTCTTATAATTTCTGGAAGAATATACTGTTTAAAATTTTCCATAACCCACAAAGGAAATAATCTACCATTTTGTTCTAAATTAATATTTTGTGCCATTATAATATATTATAAAATATTATATTTATCAAAAAATATAATATTTTATTTAGTCAAATAATAATCTGTCTATTTTTGTTCTAACACAAAATAATCTATGAACAAATATTCCAAATAAAAAAAATAAAATTAATACTACATATACATTTACTTTTGTAAAATAACTTATAATGAGTCCACCTATTATAGTAACAAGAATATCTAAATATGCAATATCAAATATTCTATAAGAATGTATTCCTGTATATGGTTTCCCAAATAACTCTTTATACTGACAGAATTTAATCATTATATTATTATTATAATTATTTTAATTTTATATTAATTTTAATTTTATATTATTTTTATATTAAAATATTTAATTCCGGATATTTTTTATTGACATTATCAATAAAACTAGATAATTCTTCATCAATATTTTCGGATTTTAATTTGGTTTTGTAAGAATATCTTTTTTTATTTATTACTTTACTAAAACTAATATATTCTTTGTTATCCTTATTATCTTTGTATATTGAAATATTAGGAGGTAACTTTTTTATTTCAGGTTTTTTATCATTATGACTAATATCATCATCTTTAATTTTAGGAATATTTTTAATTGTATAATTTTCTATTTTTAATTCAGGATATTTAATATTTATTTTTTCAATAAAATTATTTAATTCTATTTGTAAATTATCTGACTTTAATACCATTCTATAACAATATCTTTTATCATTTGTTCTATAATCATATATCAAATGTAATTTTTCTCGTTCAATTGCTAATCTAATTCCTAATGGAAAATCTACTTTTTTATCTATTTGTTTTTCATATTGTTTTTCTGTTATAATATTATCAATTTGTTCTAATTTAAGTTTTGCTAATTTTAATTTTTCACGAATACTTACTTGCATTGATTTTGTTGTTTCCCAATTTTTTTCAAGTTTAGGATGACTGCAAATATAAAAATATTCACGATAATTACCAGTATCTTTATTTAGTATTTCTTTACGATATACAACATATTTTGGCAAGTCAGATTGCACAAGACCATCTGGTAAATCACATGCATCAATACGTCTTTCTGATTTATCACGATTACTATTTTGGATTGACATATTAACTAGACGTAAATTTTGTTGTCGATTATCTAATTTATCATGATTAATATGATCAACTGTTTTTTCATAACTTGTTAAATCTTCTGTATGAACATTCATAACAAATTGATGAAGATATATATTATATATTTCAGATTCTGTTCTAATTGTTGTGCCAACATATCCATTATTATTTAAATACCAAAATGGTCTAATTGATTTATAATATAATATTTTATTAATATCTCTTTTAGAAATTTTGGTATATACACCTTCTTTAATATGCATTAAATAATATATTTCATCATTATCTTTCACTTTCCAATACATATTCCTATATTGACCTGCAAATTTTCCAGTTGTAATTTTACATGGTTCCCCAGAATATAATATAGTATATCCATCAGGAATTTTAAATTCAGATGAAAATCTTGAATCATAATGCAAAACTAAATTTGATTGTCTGTAATCATTATAATCATTATTCTTAAATTCAAAAGATAATATCTTATTGTCTGGATATAATATATCTATTAATCTATTTTTTGATTTATAATTATTATAATACCATATATTATCCTCAAATACAAAACTATCTTCTTTTAAATTTTTTAATTTATTTATTTTTAATCCATCTTCAATACCAATTATAATATTGTTAATTGTATAGTAATTTTCTTGTTTGTTTAATTTTATTGTCATTGGAATATTATAATAACTAATCTTTATATAATAATCTAACTAATTTTCATTTTTTATTAAAATCATTTTTGATATAAATATATTAAACATAATATATTTGTATAAAATTCTGAAGCAAAAAGGATGTAATAAAATGAACTCTGTTTAATTCGAGTATGCAGTCCCGGCCATACCACTCATCACACGGAGAACATTGTAGTTAACAGTGTAGATGTTAAGAAGAGTGGAATTGTCACCTCCAACAGCAGGGTCTCCAGTAACGTTAAGAGTAGCGTTATCAATACGGGAGAAGTTGCAAGTTCCAGTGGGTTGGTGATCTTCAGCCTTGAGGGCGAAGCTGTACACGTTAACACCATCAGAAGGAGTGTTGGAAAAATGTTGATAAGGTTGAACATAGTTAAAGTAGTTTCCATCTCTGGTAGTGAATCTGTCATGTCCGTTAAGTTGAATCTTGGCAGTAACACAAGGATTTCCAGATCCATCAACGTTAAGACCATAGTTGAAGTAATCATATACGGTCATGGCATAAGCAGTTAATAAAGTTTTAACATGTCCAACTACAGGAACGCCAGCTTTCACTAAGAGATCAGCAAGAGTGCAAGTAATATCTTCAACAGTTAATTCGTTTCTAACAACTATAGCATTATCAAAAAGACTTTCTCCAGATACAGCTAATACAGTTAAAGTAGAATTGGTTGCATCGGGACCTTGAGAAACAAAGCTTACATCTACTTTAGGAAGTAAAGTAGTCATAAGATCAGACACATCAGTCTTGCTAGAAGCAACTAAAGTATTGACAGCAGCGCCAGATCCATTAGTGGTTTTAACAGATGGATGAGTACCAGTTCCAACATCTAACCCAGCAGCAGAGGCAGCACAGATGAGGACAGCAAAGTTATCAAGAGCACGTTTCCATTCAGAAACATCAGTGGCATAAGATAACCATTGACTAGAAGGAGTTGTGTATTGAGCCAAGTGAGCAACCCACACAAGGTATTTGCTGGGGTGGTTGAAGTTAAGACGGAACTTGTTAGTGTTAGCATTGAAGGTTTCAGATCCAGTGAATTGGAGTTGTTCAATGAGGTATTCGTGAGAAGCCTGGGCAAATCTCTTGCGTTCTTCAGAGTCTAAGTAAACATAGTCAATTAAGAGTAAAGAGTCAGCCATTAAATCAGCAGTCACATCCTTAGGAAGTACAGATCCTCTGTAGTTGACGCATTTAGAAGCTTCTCTAAAGTAGACAGTTACTCTCACATCATGGTATTGAAGAGCAATGAGAGGAAGAGCTAAACCGTTGTTTCTGTTGAACCAGAATTGGAGAGGAACATAAAGTACGGTATCAGGCTTGGAAGTAGACATAGTCTTGAGTTCGGGAGTATCACCAATCATCTTAGCATACCCTCTTTCTTGTCCAACCTTGTGAGAAAGTTCATACCACACATTGAGCCAGTCACCCCATTGTTCATCGATCTTGGAGCCTCCAATTTCAACTTTGCATTCGGAAATCATGGCATGTCCGAGTCTTCTGACATATCCCCAAGGAACAGTGTTTCCAGTTTGAACACCATCAACAGCGGGAAGATGAACATAAACATACATATTGGTAATTAAATCACCATTTCTGTTGATGTTGCATGTAACTTGACGACCGAAAGTAGCAGATCCATTCCAGGTCTGTTCAATAGGTTCAACAGCAAAGTTGGTATGACGTCTGTAGACGACTTTAAAGAATGTGATTTGTGGGTTACCGCTAAGGTAAACATCTTGTGCCCCGTAGGCAACTAATTGCATTAAACCACCGCCCATTTATATATATATTATAATAGAAAAATATTTTTTTAAATATTTTTTTTAAAAAATGTGAAAACGCAAATTATAACCTAAAATTTCTAAAGTATTTTTTATAAAAATTAAATTTTTAAGATATTTTTTAAATATTTTTTTAATTATTAAAATTTTTTTTAATATCTTATTCAATAAGATAATATTAGGATTTACATAAAATCTTTCTAAAGAAAAAAAATATTTCATAATAATGGCAAATGTGAAGGATAAAAAAGATCCCGAAAGCATTATTAATTATAGAGCAAATAAGATAGGATATCAATCGAAATATAAAGAAAATAAACAAGCATCTCAAAAAGAATCGAATACACTTGATAATAAACACAGACAAATGGTATTAAATTTCAGCCTAAAACGTAATGACAAAGATAAAATTATTAATAAAATAAATAATTATGAATCGGAAATTAAAAAATTAGATGAATCAAAAGATAAATTTACATTAGAAGAAATTAAAAAAAAAGCAGATTTATTAGATAAAAAAGAAGAATTAGAAATACAATATAATAATATTTGTTTAAATTATGATGAAATGACATATTATGATACTGTTGGTGATTTAATAACTGATTATTATATTTCAAGGGACAATAAAGAAATACAAGAAAAAGAAACAAAAAATATATTAGAATTTTTATGTAACAAACCAAAAGTTAATATCACAAATAATAAAAAAAATAATAAAGCTAATTTGTTTGAAAAGTATTGTCATCGTGTTGAAGGAATAAGAATAGTTCAAGATGATGGATCTAATAGAATTAAATATTGTGACGATTGTACAATAGAAAAAATATTAGATATATCAGAAAGTGCATATATTTGTCCTTGTTGTGGTGATAGTGAAGATATTATATTTGATGAAGCAAGACAAATAAAAGATTATTCACCATACAAAAGATTAAATCATTTTCGAGAGTGGT